TTCCCCTTCTTCAATAGAAAGTGATTTAGCTAAGTTTAAAGCTGTTAATTCGTATTCAATCCAATCTGATTGATTCTGTGCTATTGCAGCAGGCTTGTATTCTTCTAATATGCCTTCTGTAGTGTATGGGTGATATAAAGATAAAAGCTTTTGTAAAACAACATTATTTGCTTTAACTCTTAATATGCCGTCTCTAAATACTATTCGACCCATTGTAACTTGACCTTCTTGCTCGTCAACAAAACATGACTTTTGGTTAGTAGCGTATCTTAATTCTCTTTGATACCCCACATTTTTATCAAACCATAACAGTGCTTTTGTAGAACTGTGAGCTGTTGGTACTGTAAATACTAAAGGCTTTTTACCTCCAGTTAATTCATATAATCTATCTTTGACGATCCATTCGTCTTTCTTAAGCGCTTTCGCTGCCGTTGCTTTTATAGCCATAATATAATATAATATAAATGTTAATGATAAGAGTAATAATTACCCCCGTAGTTTCAACGAGGGTAAAGATTACATTAATTTAATCTACTAGGTCGCTTTTAATAATACAAAGTTGTTAGCAGCTTGAGTACACATTGTTCTTTCTGATAAGAAGTGAACATTCATTGCATCCTCGTCACTTGTATAGTTTCCTCCAACTGAACCAGTAACCCAAGATTTCAAACGTCTGTCATCAGCCTCTGAAGCTCTATAACGGATATGTAAGAAAGGTCTTGAAATGTTCTGTCCTAATTGTTGGTCATAAACTGTAGAAGTTCCTGCTGGTACTAACACACCTTTAATATCGTCAATTAATCCACGAGTTGTAGAATCGTTTAGATATTTCCAGTCAGTTTTGTAAAAGTCATAAGAACCTCTTCTGAATCCTGAGAAACCTAAGTTTAAAGCCATATCTTCAGAGTTGTCAAATACACCGTAAGATGTACCACCTGCTCCGTAAGAATTTTGTGTAGCTAACATATTGTCAATAGATAAAGATGTACCTCTGTCTAAGAATAACATGTTCTCTTCAATTGCTCCCTGCTTATCAAGTTCTTGTAGTATTGAATCAAATTGATCAAGACCAGTTGCTCCTGCTACTACTGAACTAAAGTTTGGATCGTTATAAACTAATCCTCTTTCCTCAATAGTGCTGAATAAACCTTGCGTACCTGTAATAGCCGCTCCTGCTACATCTGTAAACGCAGATTTTGCATTAGTCGCTTCAACCATACTCATTTCTAAGTAGTCTTCAAAACGAATTCTAGATTCGTGCTCAGATTTTAAATACCATAAGTATCCACCTGTTCCGATTTCAGTAGTAACTTCAACCCATCCGATTTGAGCAACATCTGAACCATTTACAGAGTACCTGTCTCTTAAGATGATTGGTTTGTTACTAAAAGTAGTGAAAGAAGCATCAACTGAATTACCCGCTAAGCTAGATCCTTTTCCATATTCAGAACCGAATACAAATAAGCTAGCCGGAGCTGCTGCTGTTGCACCCGCTAAAGCTGCTGGCAATTGTCCATTGGCAGTATCATATACTTCAATGTTGTAAGTTTGCTTTACTGCTGCTCCAATTGGAACTAAAGACTTTACGAAAGCTTTTACTGTAGTGTTACCTTTAGCTATTACGATCGTCATACCAGGTCCTAATAATGGAACTTTTCCGTCCGCTCCAGGAGAAGGTAATAAAATAGTTTTAGCTGCTGCTGCTCCAGATTCTACAGTATCATAAGCGATATGTAATCTTCCTTGCTCAGACCAAACTACTTGATCAGATGCCATTGGCATTTCTGCTCCAACCATACGTAAGAAACCTGTAATCGTTCTGTTTCCATAACGCTCTACTTCTTTCTCATATACTTCTGGTAAAAATTGTTGTGCCCAGTCCATATCCGTTAAAGACAAATAGTTGTCTCCGAATAATCCTTTTACGGGTCTTGGTGTTAAATGCGCTAAGTTAGCTAATGAAGCTGGCGCTGTTGCAAATCCTGCCATAATTTTTTTACTTTAAATGTTTAAATGATTTTATCTTTAATTTTGAATCACTACCCCCACTGTCAACTGATCTTACGCTCCACCCACCATCGTTCGGCTTAACATTTTCATGAACACCTCTCGCGCCCATTTTAATGTTTTTCGAATTAGATACGCTTTCTTTCATTGCATCGGATTTACCCTGCTCATAGAAATGTTGTGCGACAGAATCTGCATTCATGGCTGTAAACAAACTTTTGTGATAACCTTGAGCATCAGACATTACACCATCTTCATTCAAGAACTTCTTGATAAAATTGTTAATGTCACTCTGATTATTTTTCACAGTTTCCGCATCTTTAACTTTAAATCGGTATTTTTTATCACCAACAGAATAATCAAAACCTTTGAAATTCTCATTGAATAATTTACCAGTTTTATCTAAAAACGCATTTGTTTGCTTCTCAGCTGTTTGAGTTGCTAATTCATTTTCTTTTGTATAGCGATTGAAAAAATCTACCGCTTTCTTTTGTTCAGGAGCTAATTTACTACCTCCTTTTATCTCTTCATAATACGTAGACTTTAAATTGTCTAAATATGTTTTAGCTTTTGAAAGCTCTTCTTTCCTAGCTATTTTCTTTTTTATCACATCTCTGTCATCATCGATGTCTTCGTCGAATGCAAAGTTCTCATCTAATAAGAACGCTACTTCATCGCCATCTAAATGAGGTTTTGATGTTTGGTAATACTCTTTTAATAACTGATCTTCATCTAAGGAATTATAATCTACGTTTAATTTAACATAATCTTCTAAGCTTCCTCCTGTTTCATTTATAAAGTTAACTACCTTTTGTATATTTTCAGGTAACTCAACACCTGCAGACTGCTCTACAATAGCTTGCTCAACTTGCTCTTCGAGTTCTTCTACTTGCTCTACAACTTCTTCGTCTGTTATTTCTTGTAGAAATTCGCTCTCTAATTCTTCTTGAACGGGTTCGTTAGTTTGAACGGGCTCTGGTTGTTGTGGTACTTCCGCTTCCACTTCTTGTACAGATTCGGCTTGTTGATCTGCAACCACGTTTGCTGTTTCTTGCTCTGTATTGGCATTGGGTTCTACGGGTTTTGATAAATCAAGTTTCAGAGTTCCGTCCTCAGAGACAGACGCTGGACCTGTTTGTTCTACTTGTTCAACTGTAGCTGGTGCTTCAGTTGGTTTTTCGGTAGGTTTTTTTATTTTAAACGTACCTTCTGTGTTTTGTGCTTCCGCCATGATAAAATATTATATGATTGTTACTACTATTATTACCTAGGTTCAAAGGAACCTAAGCCAAATCCACCGCCCATTACGTCATTCCCTGACGATTCAAAGTCTTTTGGTGGTAAATCTTGTTGTCTTTGAGCAATCATCTCGCTCTGTTGTGTACCTTGTATCTTAGTACGCTTGTCTTTTCTGTCCTCCATAGAATTTTCTTTTGATCTCATAGCTTCAACTTCCATGTTTTTAAGCTTCATGTTGTATTGAAATTCTAATTCCATCAATTCTTTCTTTGCCCCAACTTCTACCTGTATCCTTTGTTGTTCTATCTGACCTTTTAATTGTTCTAACTGAGACTTAGTTGCGAATAAAGCTTGGTCTTTTTGTACTTCCGCCTGAGCTGCTACTTGTTGAGCCTGCGCATTTGCTTGAGCTTGCGCTTGTATGTTAGCTTGTTGCTCTGCTTGTAATCGTTCTTGGCGTTTCTTTTGCTTAACTTTTAGCAATTGATTAGCTAATTTTAAGTTTTTAACTTCACGAATATCGATAGCATCTGATAAATCTATTAAACCTCCTTGCAAAGCTGTCTGTACATTGTTTTCTAATACTTGTTTTTGCTCATCATCGGGTCTTAATTCTAAGAATATACCAAAATCATGCAGATGTAACTCACTCATTTCATCCAGGGTGGCTACATTAAAAGCTCCTATTTTTTGGATGAAAGCTTCCTTAGCTGGATGATATTCTAATATATCAGATATTCTAAGCGATAAACATTCTGCTGTTTCTTTTGTTAAAAACAAACCAGCATCTAATATATGTCTTGTAGCTGTATTTGAATTTGCTGCTGCCATTTTTTGAATACCAACTAAAGCTCTTGAATCCTGTGTGCTACCATCTCTTGCTTCGTTTAGACCAGTTACATCTCTTATCATTTGTAGATAGTAATTGTAAGTCTGAATTAACGTAGCCATTTTTTGTCCGCCACTACCAGTTTGTATTTCCTGTATTGGAACTTTACCTGGATTCATATCGCCGTCTTGAGTAAACGATCTACCAATAACAGATCCTGTTTGAAAGAACATATTAAGTGCTTCCTGTGGATTGTAATTAGTTCCGTTACCTAAGTCAACTTCGTTAATACCATCAGCATCCAAATAAACACCGTCAGGTATCATTCTTTGTAATACTTGCTGTAACTTTAAATGAGTCAATTGAATCATATCAGCAAAACCAGTACATCTACTAACTATAGATTCTATCTTACCTTGATACATTCTTGGAGCAGTAATAGAGTAATTCATTTTAACTTTAGATGAATCGCTTTTAGGCCGCATCATATTTGGTGCCATTTCCCATTTCAATAATAGGTTAGTACCTAATACCATAACTCCCTCGTATAATACCTCTAAAGATCTTGATAGCTTTCCGTACTCTGCTTCGTAAGCCTCTATAGGTGGATCATATTGATCATCCCTTACTATTACTTTTGTTGCGCCAGTAGCTGTTTCTTTAACCTTATAAACCTCATTCATATAGGTTTTATAGTTAAAATATAAAAGCTGTATAACGTTTGAGTCTCTATTGTTGTTTACAGAATTTGAAGGGTTGTTATCGTAAACACCTTTGTTTTGAGTTCCTTGCTGTTGGATTTGTTCTAGCTGATCCTGTGTTAAGTCAGGAAATTGTTTCTTGAGCTCATTAATGGGTACGAATTTTACTTCACCTACATAATATATATCTTGAAAATAAGGATCTTCAGTGTAAGAATAAACCATATAAGCCGGATCTACATAATCAACAGTAACGCCATTAGATTCTGTAAAATTATTTTTAACAGCTCCAATACCTAATATAGTTAAGTCTTCATTTATTCTTCTCTTTGTAAGATCATAGTTGTTACCAGCTAGCATAGTATTGATAGCTTCTTCTTCCGCTATTTCTATACCTTGCTTATAACTAAGCTGCATGTGTAAATCCAATTCTTCTTCAGAATCAGGTAATCTATCAGGGGCATTCTCAAACAAATTAATGCCAAACTGCTCTTGAGCAAAGTTGTTTAACTCTTCTGTTTGTAAATCTCTGATTATAGATTCCATATAAGCAGTTCTTTTAGAAATGCCGTAAGGATCCTGAGAATAAGCTGTAATATCAAAGCTTCTATCGGATATGCCGTTAACTACTATATCTACAAATTTAGATAAAATAGGTACAGGTTTCCAATCTAGGTTTAAATAAGATAAATCGCCATTTATAGACATTTCGTCCTTGTACTTTTGTATTGGTTGTTCCCCTCTTGCATACAACCTTAAAGCGTGGAATGTATTTTGATTACTTCTAAATCTAGTTGTTCCCGAATTACCGTCGAACCATTCATTAGCAATTGCTCTACCAACTTGCAATCCATAATCCTGAGACATCTTCTCTTGATCACTTACAACTTGACTTGGAAAAAAACTATTTGTTACACCTCTAGCCATATTCTTATTTTATTATCTCGGATAAATTGCCTTCTTGTCTGTATTTTGCAAATTTAACTTTCATTGTTCTTTTTTGTATTGGAGCATTCGGTCTGTATAAATCTTTATTACATGCCATCACAGCTAGCCCTGAGCTTATTGCCGCATCAAACTTTGTTCTATTATTTATATCAAACTTAGACCAATCATTTAGCGTTTCATTAAAATACATTGTGCCATAATTTCCATCCGACTTTAAACCTACGTAGCTATCTATATACATTTCTATAGCTGATGCGTGTGCTTGTTTTATATCTTCACTTGAATTCGGTATTCCGCCTATTTCTTTTTCTGTTACTGATAACTTATTCCAAAGCTTATCCGGGCGATTCATTGAATACCCTCGGTATCCTCTTCTTTTAAAGTAATACAAAAGCCTAGGTTTGTTGTTTTCACATAATAAAGGCATTCCATAAAATACACAAGCCATTAATACATCTTCGAAAAATATCTCGGCTGTTTGAGGTCTTGCTACATATTCTAAAAAGAAAGTACTCGGCGGAGCATCTTCCATACTAAACTTAGTTAAACCGTGTAAAGCTCCTTTAGATCCTCTACCGTCGGTTGTTCCAGATATATCATAACTATCACAACCAAAAGCACCCATATGCTCATTACCTGGGTGTCTAATACCATTTTTTATTACTTGACGATTTTGAATATTGTAAGAAGGAGTCCAGGTTATTAAAAACCTACCTTGAGGATTTGGGCTAAATACTACTTTAGAGTCTTTTATACCATTCTCCCATTGAAAGCTACCTTTTGTTACTACATTACTATTAGCTAAATCTTCGTTGTAATCTATTTGTTCGTATATTTTTGCTAAGTTAAAGATGCTGTTTTTAGTCTCATCTCTAAAAGCGTGTTCCTCTGTACGCGGAAACTGTCTGTAATATTCGTTTAGAGCGTCCTGGTCGCCTTTTAATCCGTCAGCTTCATTATTCCAATGCTCTATGACACCAACTTCAATAGCGTCTCCGTGTGGGCTTTCGCAATCTTCAAGTGGGGTGTTGAATACAGGCATTCCATAAGCGTCAATGAATCCTTCGTAATTCCATTCCATAGGAATGAACAGAGAATATAATCCTGAGCGAGTCTGTCCATTGGCGTTTCTTTTCGTAACATCTGATGTTCCATATAATTTCTTAAAATTTTCACCTCCTTTATCAAGTGCGTTCGAGGTAGACCCCATCATACACTTACCAATAACTCTTGCTCCTAATCTTAATGTCGTTTTTGTAACCCTCCAGTTGTTGAGGATGTTGTTCGGCCTCTCCCATTTACCTGATTCGTCGTGGACGAGTAATTTGAGTTTCTCCCCATCGTATGCGTTGTCACCGGTATTTTTCCAGTCAATCGTGGTGTCAAGACCTGATATGATTTCTTTAGCTTTGTTACTGTCGAGCTTTCTCCTGGTGAGCTTCGAGGCGGGGACACGATAGGCAAGTTCCGTCTTCGGCCTGTCCATACCGTCTTGTACTGGTTTAAAGAAAAAGGGGTAGTTAACACTAATGGGTACAACTTTATCTGTGAACATCTTCTTCGCATCGGATCCAGATTTGGACAAAATCCCAAACCGTGAATCGCTTGATATGGTTGCCAAGTTAACAGTTTCCCCTGACGCCATGAATGAAAATCCCGAACGCCTGTTCTTGAGATAGCACATACCATAACTTCTTTTGTCTGCTTTACAAGCCTCCCAGAATATATAGAATAATCTATTTGATTCTCGAAACTCTGGCTTCCCAACATCAATCTTGGACCATTGCAAGTACATAAAATGAGTACCAGTAATGTAAGTATCCACATTCTTATTATTGAACCAATGACCGTTTTCTCTTTTATTAAATTGCCCATCTATATATATCCCCCATTTGATTTTAAATTCGTCCGGATAATCTCTCCAGTCAAATATACTAGTTATAGACTTTAGTTCCCTAGGATACTCCTCAGGTGTCCATCTGTCCGTTTTCTTATCTATTTTAGGAGGGGCTTTTGGTAAAGCAATCCTAAGATTTTGTATTTCATATATTTCCCCAATCTGCCCGGTCCTACTTATAACAACGACATCATGTTCTTTGTTGTATCCATATTCCCATTTCTTTCCTTTATTCAACCTGGAAATAGTGGTCAGTTTTATAGGTGTTACAACCCTGTATAAGCTCTGCTCGTACATTACTTAGATTTTCTTTCAGCGAAACCTTTAAACTCCGTTGTTTCAAGTTCTTTCTTAGGTTTGTTTTCTAATATTCTTTCTTCGTCCTCAATACGTGTTAGTATTTCAAAGGCATCAAATATAGCTAGCTTTTTAGTAGCGGCAGCATTCTTTAATTTATCAGCTGTTAAGTCATCTTCTGAATCTACTATAGGTTCTTTAGCAACCTTTATCAACTCTTCAACTGCTACTTGCCCAGCCTGGATTATATTCCTCTTCGTTTCCTTGATATTCATATTTGATTGTGATTGAATTGGTGGGTACTCGGTATAACCTCTGCCCTTCTATTACGAATTCGTATTCTGAGTTCGGTTTAAAACCTACTAATGATTCTTTTTCAATTTCATCATTACCAAGTTTTACAATGCCTATTAATGGTTTTTCAAAGTCTGCAGAAAACATTTTGTCTTCTTTTATAGGTTTAACAAAACAGAATCCTTTTAAAGCTTTCCATTCACCATTTCTTTTAAACGCATATATTTGATCGGCTTGAATAGTGTAAACGTCTTCGCTTAAATAATTCTTGCTATCTTTTTCATTGCCTCTTACATCTCTAAACCTTCTAAATACATTGTGATGCACAATAACGTCGTCACCTTCTTTTAGTTCTTCGTTACCGACTAAAGGTAGGTTTAATATTGTACCTACTCTATTAGTATAGCTATGATTTTGTAAATCTGTATTAAGTAATAATGTTTGTCCTTCTATTTCTTTAGAACCTACAGTTCTATCCCCTTTAGGTGATACTAAATAATTAAAAACACTCTGCATTCTAGTATTTTAAATCGTACTCAATAGATACAGACATGTTCTTATTAAAGTCTTTCCAAGGCATTATGGTATCGTTCTTTGTTATATATATAGAGTACTTATCTTCCTCTTCTAAAATATGAGCTATAGTATGACCGCCATACACTTCCTGTCCAACAGCGTAGTGCATAGCGTCATTCTTATAGTCTTTTCCTATACTTATCTTACGAATCAGGTGCATCAGTGATAACCCCTGTGTTTAAGTCGATGTTAACTTTTCCGTAAATCTCTTCTAAGGTTTTCTGCATGTCTTTCAACGATGTAGACTTTAAAGCTATCGAGTGTAATAACTCATGCTTGTGAGCTTCAATTCCACCTATTTGCATTTGCACTTCGTTAATCTCGTTGACGATTGCTTTTAATTCTGTTAATTCTGTTTCAGTTAATTTAACTTCTTGATTTAATTCTTTTACTTGACTCATAATGATTTGATTTAATTGTTACTATTTGGTTTTTGTTTATATGGAAATGCCTTATTTAGCACTTCTTTTCTTTTGTTACATCCACAATCTCCAGGTAGCTTATCTACTATAGCTTTAATCCCAGTTGCTTTTGTAATTTTTTCTATTGTATCTCCTAATCCTTTTGATCCCATTAGCAGTTCCATTTATCTAAAGCTAACTTTTTTCTAGTTGGCTCTCCGTTAGGTTTTTTCATAGCCCCAGGCATTCCACCCATCCTAGCACAAAATGATTTTCTACGGTTAGCGGCTTTACTACCTTTTTTAAGTTTAGAAGGTTTTGTTGTAACCGCTGTTTTTAATTTAGATCCAGGATTGTCTCTTTTATAAGCGTCAACACCTTTTTGATTTAAACCACCGGTTTTAGATTTACCTTCCTTACGCGTCCACGCTGCTGTTTTTTTAGTAGGTGACGCTTTATCCACGGCTTTACTTACTAAAGAACCGATTATAGCTTTACCAGCCATAGCTACCAAAGGTGCTATTTTTGCAGGTGATTTTGCACAACTTCCTTTTTCCTCCTTCTTTTTACCAGGTACTGGAGAATACCCTTCCCAGCATCTTTTCAATACTGGGGATTTAGGTTCTTGTTTGTATGCCATAATTTTATTTCTTTCCAGTAAAACTTCCGTCAGATCCTATGCCGTCTTTTTTCTTTTTCTTCTTGTCTTCTTTCTTTTTTATAACCTTTTTATCTCCGCTTTTGTTTGCGTAGTTATTAGCGTTAGCTGTAACGTTAGCTGTTGATTGATCCGAACTATCAACTACTCTAGACTTGCTTTTTACATTTCCATTTCCTTTAGCACTTATGTTTTGCTTAGACTGTCTTTTTACGCTTTCATTTTCATTAGTAGAAACAGCTAAATTGTCTTTCGCTTGTTGACCTTGTCTTTTTAATCTTTGATCTCTTTTATTGTATTTTTTACCCGAACCTTCTATAGCCTTACCATCTTTGTCTTTTTTTATAGTGGAAGGATCAATAGCTTCTGTTCTACGATTATTCCTGTCAACTTTTCTTTGAGCTGCTTTTTTAGTTCTAGCAGTATGTTTTCCAGATCTAACCGTGTTACGTCTGTCTAAAGAAGTTTGAGCATCACCTTTATCTTTAGTTAAAGATGTTTTTTGCGTTTTAGATACTGTAATTTTTTGACATTTACCATTAACTTTCTTAGATCCTTCAGGGCATTTACTTGTTGATCCACCTGTTGCTATTGTGTTATTCGCCTTTCCATCTTTAGTAGGATTAACGGTACCAAACGTTTTTAAATTATAATCATTTGTTGCTTCTTGAGATACTCCTACGTCTTTTGCTGTTTTAATCCTAGTATTTTTAGTAACCACTGGAGCCAAAATTTCAATGTCTTGTTTAGTGGTTTCTGTTTTTACCGGATCCTTTAACTCGCCATCTACCTTCTTCTGCTGCTTAAACGGAGAAGCTTTCATAGAATATCCTCTCATTTTACTTGGTGATGGAATATCTCTAGTTTGATTGTTTCCGCTAACGCCAGCAGGGCCAACGTCTAATAAAGGTTCTTTCACACCTTTCTTTTGATTAAATAAGCCAGTGCTTATTCTTGCCGTGATCGGCGTGTTTTTACTACCTTTAGTTCCCATTGTGATTAGTTATTAGTTTTTTAAAATTCTAGTGTTGGCGCTTCCATGTCATCCATTGGATTAGTGGCTCCTAAGTTTGTATCAATTTTTTTAGATTTAGGCGCGTCTAATGTTTTTCCTTTTTCCTTTGGCGCTTTTGGCGCTAAGTCAGCAGTTTTTCCTTTTGCTTTTTTATCAGGTTGATTTAAAGCGCCTCCTACGATAGCTCCAACGTCTACAAATTCTTTATTAGTATTTGCAGCTCCATCAACTAATGCTTGATTCATTTTAAGCGGTGAGTTTTTAGCTCTTGCTGTAATAGGCGAACAACTTTTTTTAGCAGGGCTACCTAAGTCGCCTCCGTAACCATCCTGAAAATAAGCTTCCCCTCCGTAGAAGTTTTTCTTAATTTTAGCAGGAGATCCTACACTATATCCATTGTTGCCTTTAACTCCTAATCCTTGAGGACCTATCTTTTTAGCTGGAGAAGTATTTCTTTTATTAAAAGAACCCATAGCTTGTTTCAAAGATACATCTTCGCCCCCAACTCCTTGACGGTCACCAGCTGCGGATTTATCTTGAAATCCAACTTGATTCCTACCTTTAGTTTCTTTATTTAACCTACTAGCTTGACCTCTAAATGTTATTGCCATAATTATGATTGTTTGTATGCTTCGTCTTCCCATTCAAAATCCGGATGACCTTCGTTCATTGTAGCTCTTTTGTAAACTCTTGCTGGTGATTTTGTATCTCTTTTCCAAGTTACAGAATCTTCAGAATATTGTAATCTACCTTGAGCTATCTGATCTAAATGAATCTTTTCGTGTTCTACAGCACCTTCGATTTGTTTATCAGAAAGTTTATCGCTTACGAAAATTGTTCCGTCCCTGTTGGCTTCAGCTTCAACTCCATCCTCTAAATCGTCTTTAACGATCACCGGTGTTCCAAATTGAGAAGTCTTTTCATGAATGCCAAACACATCACAATGAGATTTAAGCTTAAATGCCATTATCCTTTATAACCAGATTTATTAGCTGCTTGTGCGTTTTCAGCATAATGCTTTCTTGCTGATTTGCTTAAGCTTTGATTTGACGCTTCTTTAATGTCGTAAGACATTCCTTTATTCTTTTTTGCTGGTGATGTTACCGATCCTTTACCTGCTCCTAATCTGTTTGGTCCAATTCCTTTCCCGTTGTTTGCCATTTTACTATTATTTAGTTATTAATTATCTTTCCTTATCTTTAATCATATCGTCAATGGCTTTGTTGTAAACCTTATCCGTGTATGTTTTGTTCTTGTAAAAGGTACTTCTAGCTGATGTTGGTAAATCTTCTTCTCCTAGTAATATCCTGTAAATTCTGTTTATTAAACTTTTACATTTATAAGAGGTACTATATATATTAGTCTTCATAGTAGTCCTATTTCTTTTTCTCCAAACATCAATCCAACCCTCTCTTCTTAATCTCTCCCATCTTGCTTTATCCCAAGAGTATGTATAAACACCGTCTATGAAATCATTACGTGTAAATTGCTTTTTACAATCCAAATATATTAATAATTCAATATCAGCGTCTTTGAGATCGTAAGTTTTACAGGCCCATTTTCTAACAAGCCTGTAATACTTAAGTAAATTCATTTCTCTTAAATCACCTGAGTCTAGTTTCATTCTACTAAAACTACATCCCCTATTGTAATTACAAAATACAATTTATCATTCCACTCTATTCCGTGTCCTGCGTGTTTATCGTATCTAACAACATCGCCTTCTTTAAGAAAGTCTATCTTATCTCCTACACTAATTATGTTACCCTTTAAGTACCTAACGTCGTGGTTTTGATTCTGTGTTATTTCAAGTCCCCCTACTGTCTTCGGAGCTTCTTTGATTTTGTCGATTATAATAAAGTGGTTAATTGCTTTCAAGAGATCTTACATTTGAGATTATACAATCTGCGGATATAATTGTCTTTACCACACTAACTGCGTTTTTAAGCGCTGATTTTGTAACCAAAACCGGATCTATAATACCAGCTTTAATCATATTAACTTCTTTACCTGTTTTAACGTCTATACCTCTGTTCTTTGTAACTTGCTTCTTAATTTCAACAATACCAGCATTATCTAGTATAGTGTAATAAGGAGATCGTATAGAATCTAATAATAACTTATATCCGTCATCTTTAGCTTTGATCTTATTGGAAGCATTTAATAATGCAATTCCGCCGCCCGCTACTATTCCTTCTATTAAAGCTGCTTTCGTAGCGTGTAGTGCATCATCAACTCTATCTTTCTTTTCCTTTAACTCAACTGCTGAATCAGCCCCTACTTTAATAACGCCAACTTTACCAGTTAGCATAGACAATCTCTTCTCTAATTTTGTCTTTATGTAAGCATTTGTTTCTTTGTCAATCTTAACTTTAACCTCTTCTATACGTTCTGTTAAATCTAAATTACTATCTTTAATTTGTAAGATCGTGTTTTTAGCGTCTGTAACGGACTTTAAAACTTCTCCTAGTACATTAACATCTAAAAGGTCTAAATCGTCACCAAGCTCTTCATCTACGACCGTGGCACCTGTTAGGATAGCTAAGTCTTCTAATGTATCTGCTTTAGTTGGTCCAAACCCCGGAGGATCTACAATATTAACCTTTATATTACCTTTAACTTTGTTTGCTAATAACGTTGCAAATGGCTGTTGCTCTAATGGAGCTATAATTAATAAACTACGTTTAGACTTAACTACATGTTCTAATATGTTTTGTATCCTGCGTATATTAGGTACAGGTGAACTAACTATCAAAACCAATGGCTCTTCTAGTACAGCAACACCTTTATCTTTGTCTGTTAATAAATGTGATGACTTTATACCTGATTCAAATTGCGTTCCTTCAACAAACTCAACATGTGTTTCATTTGTTTCAGAGTCTTCCATTAAAACGACTCCAGTCTTACCAACTCTTTCAAACGCCTCTCCGATCTTGCTTCCAAGTTCTTCGTCGTTGTTGCAGCTAATATAAGCAACTTGCTGTAACATATCACCCTCAACTTCAATCCTGGTATTATCAAGGTAAACAGTAATTTCTTCAAGACATTGATCAACGCTCCTTTTAATATCTCTAATTTGTGCTTCACCTTTGTATTCGTTTATGTTCTTTAATAAAGAAGACGCGATAACGGTAGCTGTTGTAGTACCGTCACCCGCCTCTCTTACTGTATTGCTAGCCGCCTCCTTTATAAGGGTTGCACCTATATTTTCGACCGGATCCATTAAGACTACGCTTTCTGCAACGGTTACTCCGTCTTTTGTTATAACCGGTCGGCCCATAGCGTCTTCATATATTACGCATTTTCCAGAAGCCCCTAATGTGGACTTTACTGCGCTTGCTAATTTATCGACACCGGACATTATTTTATTTCTGCCTTCGTTTCCGAAGCTTAGATTTTTTACGATCTGACTTGGTAAATTGAATTCCATTTAATTTGATTTGATTTAATTTGATTGTTAAGTTTATTATTACGTGATTTATTTACTTTCTTACTATATTACCTACTTTTTCCGCTCCTCTTGAGCCAAAGTACGCCACATACACTGTTATTGTCAATGTTTTAAGTAATCCTATCCATTCTTCACTCACTGTGAAATCCACGTAATTATGACTGTCAACCCATATTAAAGCCATTGTCATCACTGTTAAGAATATTAAACTCAAAGGCCTAGTGTTTTTTGATAGCCAAGAATCAGATGCCATATCCGCAGCCCAACGTTTTGTAACCTCTTGCATCTCAACCATATCTTGTTCTAATAACTTAAGAGCAGTTTCTTTATCTACAGGCGTTAGTTCTTTATCTCCCTTTATAAGATTCTTAACCATACCTAGTAAACCCCTATCAGGTAGTACCTCGGAGATAGAATTAACTATCCCTGATTTACCTAATAAGAATTGACCGACTTTTGTGTCTTTAAACTTTTTTCTTTTCATGCTTTTTATTCTGTAGGAGGTATTGGCTCTCCAATAGTTAGAGTTACCGACGTTGGATGTATAAGGCTTTCTATCTGACTAGCAATACTAGCTTCAATATTTCCAACTTGTTCTTCACCCATCGCTGCTTGTGTCCACTCAACTACTATCTCGTTGGTCAAGTCTTCAAAAGGTATAAATGTACCTTCTGGATTCCAAATTACAGTTTGCGTACCAATACTACCTGCTGAATAAGCATTTCCTTCAGGATTAACTTCATCTGATGTCCCTGTTACTCTCCAGTGAACGTTATATACTACATCTGTTTCTCCGTCCTCTAAAGGGCGAGCGTCTACTGTCCTGCAATTCCAATCGTAATTTATCATAATTTATTTATTTATTTGTTTATTTTTTAGCTATTAAAGACTAAGCTAGCTCTATCTGATCTTGGAGCACCATCACCCCCACCTTGGCTATATCTCATGTCACACATCATATGTATCCCAAAATTACCTGTAAAAGTAACTATAACGGTTTGACCAGAATTAGATGCAACAGCTGTTATATTCATATTATTTATTAAAAAAGAGTTGTTATAGTTCATACTATTATTAGTGTATCCACCTATAGTCCCCTTAACCAATCCGCCTGTACTGGCTAAAGTGTAATCTAAACTCCAGGACTTCCACGTTACAGCGTTATATCGAAATACTACAGTATCCCCCGAAGAAGAAGTACCTTGCCAGCCTTGTGTAAATTGTAAGCTTCCACCAAGTGCACCACCCATACCTGCACCTGTAACAGTAAAATTTGGGTCACTACTAGCAGGTCCATTAGCTATAACTCCATCTACATCAAGTATAGATTTAGGACTAGTCTCTCCGATACCTACGTTGCCGTTATCTTGTATAACCATACGAGAGTGAGACAAGTTAGCTTCCGCGTTAACCCCTGTGTCACTACGCATTAAAAAATGAAGTTTACCTGTACTCCATCCTTGCCCTAAGCCTTCTACTACAATACCTACTTTATTTCTGTCTCCGTAGCCCTCGGGGTCTAGCCCTAATCCTACAGCGTAATTAGTTAAGTGACTAGAGCCTCCTATTGTCTGCGCATAATATACACCAGAAGAAGAGTCTGTTAGTTTTATATCTAGTTTCTTATCAGGACTAGTCGTCCCGATACCTACGTTGCCTTGAGGAAAGTAAACCTTGCTACCATCATTTACTGCAACCATTAAATTTAGAGTGTCAGCAGAGTTATTAAGTCTAATTCCTGCAGTTGGTTCACCAAGAATATAACCACCATCACCTAGTCTAATTGCACCTGCAACCTCTAACTTAGCATCAGGATTATCTGTTCCGATACCTACGTTGCCCCCGTAAGGATTTAAAGCTATATCCCAGTTTGCCGTAGCTGATCCATTAGTAACTGTAATACCCATCCCTGCTCCGTTGTTAACTTGAGAAAACAGCATATTAGTACTATTAGTAGCGTGAGGTCTTAGTTTTAACACAGCCTCGGCTTTCATCTCTGCTCTAGTGGTTGCATTACCTCCATTTATGTTATGCACATCTAACTTAGCCCCAGGACTAGTCATCCCGATCCCGACGTTGCCTGTCTGTAAAACAGATAACGGGGTAGTAATAGTTGCGTCATTAGTAAATTTAAAATCAATCCTTTTAGGCACACTATTTCCGCCATTGACTCCAATTATTTCAGAGTACCTTGGATTTGAACTTCCTGGGTTAAATGAACTATATCCTTGAAACCTTATCGAAGAACCTGTATTGTCGGCTGCTGCGTATTGGTTGTTTGTAAGCGTAAGAGCAGATGTAATACCAGACGTGGTTTTAGATATATTTAATTGACCGTCAGGTTCATCAGTACCCATTCCAATTTTACCTTGATTAAACACTAATACATCTGAATATTGAGTTCCTGCATTTTTTTGGTCAAAAACAAACCTTACGTTTCCTGAGGTTACAGTTTCCGTTAATTGTAAATTATAATTATTAGCGCCAGGATTATCATAACTCCATTGCTGATATATACTTGTATTTGTATTTGCAATATCTAAAGCAGCTAAAGGACTAGTCGTTCCGATACCTACGTTGCCGTTAGGCACTATAACATTCCCGTTTGGTTGGAATGTCATTATACTCAATAAACTGCTTGCTGAATGATCATACCATTGAATCAATCCTTCATCACCACCAGCTCTTACTCTAAATCTATCGTTTACATCTGTAAAGCTGTTTGTATCTACAAAGTCTAAAAAAGGAGCTGTAGCACTTATTAAAACTTGTCCATCAACTTGCAAAGTACTAGCAGGACTATCCGTTCCGATACCTACGTTACCTACAAAAGAAGAGTCTCCTGTTCCTGTAAAAGTTGCTGATGTACCTGTTAAAGCACCTGTAAGCGTTCCACCTATAAGTGGTAAAAATTCACCACCTACTCCCGTAATAGTTCCCGTTATATTTACATCACCTTTTAAATAAGTAGTTGCTATATTATCGTTTCCTAAAGTAACCGTATTACTTCCTTTTCCTATTGCAGCACCCCCAATAACTATTTGATTAATTTCTCCGTTTGCGTTTGCTCTTGTATTTCTTCCTATAAAAATACTTTCTTCACCTGTTGTATTTGAGGTTGCACCGTCTAGAGCGTACTTACCTGCACTTGTGCCAAAACCTATATTGTAGCCCCCTGTTGTATTATGCCCAAGTGCCATAAAACCTAAAGCTACGTTTTGTAATCCTGTTGTATTATCAATTAAACTACTATGCCCTAAAGCTATATTAGAACTTGCTGTTGTATTATTGTAAAGTGCGCTAATACCTAAAGCTATATTAAAACTTCCAGTATTAGAACGTAAAGACTGCACCCCTAATGCTACATTATAACCTCCTGTTGTATTTTGTAATAAACTTTGGTAACCTAAAGCTATATTATAATCTCCTGTTGTATTATCTTGTAAGCTACTAATACCTAAAGCTACATTTCCATCTCCTTCTGTGTTATAATATAAACTTTGAGTACCTAAGCCTAAGTTGCGATTACCCACTGTGTTTGAATACAAACTTTTATAACCTAAACTTACGTTGTATATACCTGTTGTGTTGTTTATTCCCGCGTCTTCGCCTATAAAACTATTATTCAAAGAGTCGCTTAAAACAAGTCTCTCCGTCATTATAACTACTCCTTTTAATATAGTTTTAGCTATTGCGTCATTCCCTATTACTACAGAATTATTTGTAGTATCTCCAACTGCACCTTTACCTATTACTATTTGGTTTTGACCAGTTGCAGCACCAGCTTGGGCTTGATAACCTATTATAACGTTATCTTGAGCATTAG